TCACTATTTGAAGCAATGTGGACAGATGCAGAAGCCAATCCAAATACAACGCTAGCCGTCAGCTTCACCGCTGCGACTGGTGCAGTATTCGCTTTCAATGTATTGCCAATCTTTCCAAGCGCAGGCGGAGCAGCTCCCGGAGCACTCACCGATACTTGGACGATGACAGTCGTTGGAACACCAACAGAAACCTTCAGCTAAGAGATCAGGAGCATCGGGAGATGAAATTAGCAATCACAATTACATATAACTCAGGCGACCAAGCGACTTATATCGCGCAACCGCCTGAGTTCGCTAAATGGGAGAAACAGACTGGGCACACAGTTGCGAAAGCGAATGATGTGATTGGAATATGGGATTTGATGTTTTTGGCATATAACGCGCATAAGCGCGAAAGTGCTGGGAAGCCAATTAAATCCTTTGATGTATGGATGGAAACTGTTGCTGATGTAAGTGCAGAGGCGGCAGACCCAAAAGCCACCAGCCAGGAAGCATAAGGAGGACTCTCGTAGAGTTAGCTCTACAAACAGGTATTCCAATGCAATACTGGCTAGATGCCGACGATATTGTGACGGCAGTAGAGATTATGGAGAAGCAGAATGGCAAGTGAGCAAGGAGTCGCATACGATAAAAATGAATTGCGACAAATTCTCAAGTCATTCAAAGCGATGGACGATGCTGCGACCCAAGTTGCTCAAGAAGAAGGTTATAAACTTTCGCAATTTGTTTTTGGCGAAATTAAACAAGCAGCTTACGCTCGATACATCAACCCTGAAGCAGTCCGTAGAATTGCCGATGGCGGCAGCGTTTCCAAGACTTCAAAAGTCGGACAGATCAGCTATGGATTTGCGCGTCAGCGTTTTTCAGGTGGTGGCACAACCCGACAGTTATGGCCTGGCTTCGAATTCGGTAGCAAAAGGTTTAAGCAGTTTCCGACTTATTCAGGTCGATTCGGTAGGGGCGGACGCGGATGGTTTATTTACCCAACCCTTCGCAAACTTCAACCTGAATTAGTGCGTAAGTGGGAAGCCAAATTTGATGAGATCCTCAAGGAATGGAGTAAGTAATGGCTGGAGATAGAACACTCAAGCTCTCGTTACTTGCCGACACTAAGCAACTTGTCGATGGACTAAACAAGGGTTCAAAAGAGGTTGAAGGTTTTGGGACTCAGATTAGCAATGTGGCCGAGAAGGCAATCAAAGCATTTGCGCTTATGGGTGCTGCAATTGGCGGCGCATCGATCGCATTTGCAAAAGCTGCCGCCGAAGATGAAGCTGCTGCCAACAAATTAGCACAGACAATTCAAGCCGTTACTGGTGCAACAAATGAGCAAATTTCGGCGGTAAATGATTACATTACTGCGACCTCACTTGCGACTGGCATTACTGACGATCAACTTAGACCAGCATTTGAGAGATTAGTCCGCTCGACTAAGAGTGTCGATGAAGCGACAAGATTAATGAATTTATCTCTTGATCTTGCGGCTGCAACGGGCAAGCCACTTGAAGCAATCGCGGTGGCACTTGGTAAAGCCTACGATGGCAATTTCACTTCATTAGGTCGTCTTGGTTTAGGTATCGATGCGGCTTCAATTAAGTCAAAAGACTTTGATGCAATTTATAGGCAACTTAATACAACCTTTGGCGAATTTAGCGAACAACGCTCAGAGCAAGCCATTGTAAAATTCCAACGGCTTCAAGTTGCCCTTGATGAAGCAAAAGAGGCTGTCGGAGCGGCATTATTGCCCGCATTTGAGCAATTAGGTGATTGGCTACTCAATGAGGGAGTTCCGCGCCTCAATGCTTTTATTGCTGGTTTAACTGGTGACGGTTCTTTAAGTTATTCGTTTTCAGTTGCTCAAAAAGAATCTGAAGCCTTTGGTAAAAAGGTGCGTTCTGTGATTGACACCGTTATTGCATACAAGGACGCAATCATCGCAGCGGCAGCGGTAACCGCGACAATCTTTGTCGTTTCAAAAATTTCTGCTGGAGTTGTCGCCACTATTGCCCTTATTAAATCTCTTATTATTGCCTATAACGCTTTGAAATCGTCTGCGATTGTTGCTGGTGTAGCAATGGCTTTCGCAGCCAACCCTTTACTGGGTGTAGGAGCTGCTGCTCTTGCCGCTGGAGTTTTATCAGCCGCTAACGCCCTTGCAAAGAAATACGAGACTGATGTATCGGGTTTAGGCGTAGATTCCGGAACTGGACTTGGTAACAGACCCCTCGGCGGTAAAGTTACTTCATCGCCATCAGGTGTGACCGGTGGTATCCCTAGTGGAAGTATTACTGGATTAGGTGGAAGTGGCGGATCATTAGGAACTGTAAAAATAAAACCTGCGCCCACACTTATTGAACAAGTCACAGCCGAAAATGCTTTGAAAAATATGCCTGCTGGCAACTTTGATCCAAGTTTAGTCAGACGCGGAGATGAGCGCGGCAATGTCAATATCACCGTCAATGGTGCAATTGATCCAGTCAGCACAGCCCGCCAAATTGCCCAACTTCTTAACACCGAAGCCAGCACATCAGGCACATTTACAAATCTTGGAGTGTCGCGTTTCGACAATAGGGCTGTTTAATGACTTGGAATCCCAACGCAACAGTCACAATAGGTGGCGATGACTTTACTGGCGAAACCCTTGCTGGTTTAGCCATTCATTACGGCAGACCGTCAATCTGGGAACAAGCCCGCGCTGGCTATTGCACCGTTTCAATTCTCAATCTGACTGATACCGATTACGCATTTCAGATTAACGAAAATGTCGTCATTACTATTCAGGATAGTGATGGGACACCTATAACCGTCTTTACGGGCAAGGTCACAGAGATTTCAAATGAAGTAGCAGCTTCAGGATCAAGTGCTACGGTGGCAGTCCAAACTATCACCGCCGTTGCTGCTTTTGCTCAAATGTCTCGCGTTATTGTAGGAACGACTAACTATCCCAAAGAATATGATGATGACCGTATCAATCGTATTTTGACTGAAGCTGGAGTCACAATTGATGTGGTTGATACTCCGGGAGTTTATCAACTGGTCGAGCGTCAGGCAGATCCAATCGATGCCTACACCCTAGCCACTTATTACGCTGGAATGTGTTTTGGCTATTTGTATGAAACGGCTGATGGCAAGGTGGGCTATGCCAATGAATCTCGCAGAACTGTTGATGTCAATGCGACTGGCTATTTAGACATTGATGAGGGTTACATAAATTGGCGCGGGATTAATTCTCGCAAATCAATTAGCGATATTGTCAATCGGGTTGTTTTGTTCTATAAAAACAACGACCAAGTAACGAGTGATGATACTTCTTCAATTACTAATTATGGTCTAATCGAAGCCCGCATTGATACTGAATTACATAACCTCGATGAAGCCCAAAACATTGCCGATCGTTATGTCTCCTTGCGTTCTAACCCTCAGACTAACTTCAGCAGCTTCAGCATCAATTTAGACAACCCGAATATCGTTGCTGCCGACCTTGATGACTTGATTAGTATTGAAATGGGCACAGCAATCCAAATCGACAATTTACCTAATCCCATTTCCGCCATTACTTATACGGGCTTTGTTGAAGGCTGGGACTTGATTATTAATCAAACCCAAGCCTTACTGACCATCACTTCATCGGACAGCACATATTCGGTTGTGCCAATCAGATGGCAGGATGTTGATCCGACAACTATTTGGACAGATATTGATCCAGCAATTGCGACCAGCACAAAGACTAATCTCGTTCCCAACCCAACATTTGAGCCAATTGACTACGGCGCATTAGGTTATTTCCCTGTGCTTAACAGTTCGGCAAACACAATTACAACCGCCGACTATGCGGCTTTGGGTATAACTGGTGATATTGATATAAGATTAAAAATTGCTATGAATGATTGGACTCCGGGTGCTACTCGGTTTTTTGCTGGTCAAGAGAGCGGTACAGCTAATAGAAGTTGGAATTTTGGAATAAGCTCGACTGGCTTACTTATTTTTTATTGGTATGCATTGGGCACAAGTGCAAGTCTTTTAACCATAAATGCAACTGCGGCAACTGGAATTACCGATGGCGCAGAAAGTTGGATAAGAGTTGCATTTGATGTTAATAATGGCGCAGGTGGGCGTACTGCTCAATTCTATAAATCTAGTGACGGATTGAACTGGACACAAATAGGAACAAATGTTACCGCAGCGGGTACTACAACTTTATTTGATTCCACAGCTAATTTACAATTTGGTTTTGTATCCAATTCCGGTTTAGGTTTTGATGGTAAATTTTACGCAGCAGAAATTAGAAATGGTATTAACGGCTCTGTGGCTTTTTATACAGATGTCGCTGGAGATTTTAAAAGCACAGATGGATTTAGTTATACCTCATATTCGGGGCAAACTATGCGGTGTGCTTCCACAACCGCAACAGGAATAACAACCGCCAACTCAAATTATGGATGGAACGCGAACACTGGTAGCGTAATTTCTGGCACTACTGACACAGGCTACTCAGGCCGAGGTTCAATGAAATGCGATATTACTATTGCTGGAACAGCCAGAGGCCCCTTTATCCCTTCAGGTTTCAGACCAGCCGTAACCGCAGGGCAAACTTATACCGCATCAGCTTATGTAAAAGATTTTAATACTGGAAGCACTTGGCGCGGTCTTTTGCAATGGTATTCAGCGGTAACCGGCGGCACACTAATAGGTCAAACCACAGGCACAGCCACCGCTATAAGTAATACGGGCTGGACTCGAATTACAGTCACAGGAACAGCTCCGGTGGGTGCTAACGCAGTTACTATTTTCTACCAAAATGCTATAAGCGCAGCCATAGGTACTTATTGCTATTTTGATGCTTTCCAATTTGAAAGCGGATCAACAGCTTCTACCTACTTTGATGGCTACGCCTCAGACATTCCAAATAAGGAATACCCAGTTTTGGCTTGGACTGGGACCCCACAGCAATCCACCTCAACCGCAGAGGCCTACTGGGGCACAAAGCCCACAACGCTGTGGCAAAATGTAGATACTGTCGGACTACCGTAGAATAGGACACTATGGCAACCTCAACCACCTATGGCTGGACTCAGCCCGATGACTCTGACTACCTCAAAGAGGGTGCTGAGGCTATTCGAGTAGTCACTAACGCCATTGATACTACAACTAACAAAATCGAAAACTTCAAGGGTGGCATCCAGCACCCATTCCTATTGATGGGAGCATAATGGCAACGACAACTTACAAGATCCTCGGACAAAGCGCACCAGCGGCAACAACCGAAACCGCGCTCTACACAGTACCAGCGGCAACTGAGACAATTATCAGCTCAATCACTGTGTGCAATCGCGGATCATCAGCTGCGACTTATCGGATTTATGTATCGGCTAATGGTGCTGCTACTGCTAACAGCCAGTACCTTGTTTATGATGCGTCAATTCAAGCCAAAGAAACTGTCGCACTAACTCTCGGAGTCACCCTCGATGCCACCGATGTTTTGCGCGTTTATGCCTCAACCGCTGATTTGTCATTCAACGCATTTGGAAGCGAGATTGCATAATGGCTATATCGAAAATTGGTGGAACAGGTAGTGATAACTGGGAGTTAATCAGCTCGGTAACTCCTACCGCTGCCGCAGCTGCAGTTAATTTCACTGGATTGTCTCCATATAAGAAATTGATGGTTGTTGCAGATGGGGTGACTTTATCAGTCACCGAGGAGCTTGATATTCGGATCAACAACGATTCTGCAAATAAATATCTTTATTCATTTTGGTCAGGTGCTGAACAAGTCACACAAGCTGGATTCACTTCCAAATTATCTTTCACCAATTCGACAACTACAATTTCAGCAATGGTTGTTATTGAGAATTGCGACAATGCCGGAGTTAAATTTATTAATAAAGGTTTCGGCGGCGCGACGGGTACAACTACACAATTTTTGGAAAGTGGTATTTACTTGGCTAGTGCCATTGTTACGCAAATTAATGTAATCGTAGATAATACTTTTGCCGGAGCAGGAACTATGTCTCTTTATGGAGTTAAATAATGAAACCACAAGTAATGGATGTAGATGTTAATACAGGCGAAACCACAGTCCGCGAAATGACTGATGCTGAGTATGAAGTTTATTTAAAGGATCAGGCAGATGCCGAAGCTCGCGCAAATAGTCAAGAATAAGGTTGTCGCGTTTTATGACGATGAAACTGACTTCCTGCCCGACAATTCACATTTCATCAATGTCGATGACTACCCAGAAGTTGAGATAGGTTGGAATTACGATGGCGAATTCAGCAAAGCTTTGTAAAGCCGGCCAACAACTAAGGGAACAAATCGATGATGATTATCCTGAGCGCGATAGGCGCAGTGATGGCTGGATTGCTGATGCTCGTCATTTGGCGAAAGGTAATTCGGATCATATAGCGGTCGATGGAGTAGTCAGAGCGATTGATGTTGATTCTGATTTAGGATCACACAAAGAAGAAGTTTTTGCATTGGTTGAAAAGATTCGCAAATGCGCTAAACGAGGCGATAAGCGGATTAAATACATTATTCATAATGGCCGCATTTGTTCAACCATTCTGAATTGGAAGTGGCGCAAATATCGCGGTAATCCGCATATCTCGCATTTCCATATTAGCTTCACCACTTTGGGAGACAATAACGGCAAATGGTTCGACCTAGAAGGAGAGAGAAATGCAAGAACTCAAAATGATGGCAGGCAGTTGGGCGAAGACATTCGTAGCGGCGGCCCTAGCGACGTACCTAGCAGTGGGCCTCGATGTCAATGCGATTGCAAATGCCGCACTAGCATCAGTCTTGCCTAGCATCATCAACTGGCTGAATCCTTCTTACGAGCGTTACGGCAAAGTCCGGTAATGGCCCCGTCCGATATTGCGGCCTTTATCGCCTCAGTCCTCGGATCGATTGGATTACTAATCGCTGGTCTGAGATACATAATCAAACTTGAGAATCTGCCCATAGTGTCGCGCCTTGATAAAATGGAGTCTCAGCTAGAATTGGCCCTCTCGACGAAAGTGAGCAGAAGTGGCACAGGCAAAAAAGCGCGCTAAGAAGCCAGTCAAGAAGGTGGCAAAACGTCGCAAAACGACGAAAGATGTCCCACTGACTCGCCTCGATTTCTGGGCCATTGCTTGTAATGAGGTTTATATGGCTTGCCGTCGAGCTGGAATGGATGAAGGAACGGCTCTTGCTTTCGCGATGGATCGTAGCTCGTACCCTGAATGGATAGTGGATAACGGAAACCCAATGTTCAAGCCTTGGGACGAAGACGAAGACGAGGACGAAGACTAATTTACCTTCGCGAGGTCGAACTATTCGAGGCACTCAAGACCGTTTATCCGGACTTGACGCCACTATCGGCGACCGACCGAGCCGACGGCATTACCCACGACGCATATATTGAGATGAAGTGCCGACGCACTCATTACGACACTCTCATAATCGAGAAGAAGAAGTGGGATTACTTGGCCGATATAAGGGCTAGGACGGGTGCTAGGACGCTTTATATCAACGCCACCCCTAAAGGTATCTACCAATTCGACTTAGGGGCTCTAGAAGCCCCAGAATGGCATTTGAAGGCCCTACCCGATAAGACTGACTTCGCTGGTAGCCATAAGGTCGAGAAGCTCTGCGCCTTCCTACCAATCCGACTCGCCGAGCTTCTACTTGTATAAATCCATTTAGGTAATTACATTTATCCCACTAAATCCATTTAGAGGATTTGGAAGGGAGAATAAGTGATAAATAAACCGCAAGTAATTCGATTTGATTCTACTTCGGGAGCTTGGTCAGATGGTAAGAATTACGTCAAAGGCCAAATCATTCGCAGATATGCAATCGAATCGCTAGGTCGCCAATCAACAAGAGGGCGATTGAGTAGAGAAGAAATCTCAGCCTATTGGTTGGATCGATTCGGGGTGAGTGCGGATGTCGAATGACTTCACACCAGAGCAAATCGTTAGCATCCTCTTGGCACTATCAACCGGATTCTGGCTTGCTTACGCATCTATTGAATCCGCTAAAGCCAAAGCCTTCAACGAAGGATACAAACGCGGAAGGGCCTCGAATCAATATGTCAGAGAGATCGCTAAGTGACTGGCTCTCGGACGCTGGTAACACCCTCGATGACCGAGGGCTGGAATATGGCGACCCGAGGCACAATCTATTACGCATTTACAAAATCGCGAGAGTCCTCGGTGTTCAGCTCAGAGACCCATCTGAGTTGGCAACTATCTTTATCGCGACCAAACTCAGCCGAATGGTGGAGAGTCCAGAGCGCGAGGATTCGTATCTCGATCTCATTGGATACGCCTCTATTCTGGCTTTCACAAGATTCAGCTCACCAGAAGATTGGGACGACGTTGAGTCTGATTCGCAACACTAACCAACGCCAATGGTGTGATTACTGTAAGTCTCGTTATGGGCAACTCAAAGACGGCACTTGGCACTTGAAAGCACAAGTCCCAGCAGTCTGGAAAGTCCAGAGCGAGACGCCGCTACGCCGCGCTCAAGTGCGGTTTTATTGCCAACCCTGCGCCAATGAAGCGCAGAACTGGCCAGATGGAACCTTCTGGTCACTGAAAGAACAACTGGAATATGCGATCGATGAGTTCGCAGGGAGAGAGAAGCTAAATGTCGAATTACCTAGATGATTATGTATCGGTGCAAGACCGACTAAAGGAGTTTATCAATGCGTATCCTGATTATCGCATCAAATCGCACGTATTGGAAGAATCGCTTATCCCTACTTGCGATGTCTATATTGTCAAAGTTGAGCTGTATCGCACTGAAGCGGATTCTGTTGCTTGGACAACCGGATTATCCTCTGAGTCTAAATCAAAACAGTATGCGCTCGAACTTGCAGAAACTGGCGCACTTGGACGCGCTCTCAATCTCGCTGGTTACTTTGCAAAGCCATCTGGAGGACCTAAGAAGCCAATCCAGACAACAAATAAAGCTCTCGCAGACTTTGTTGCGGATCAAAGACCGAACGACCCTGAGCCGATAGTCTGGGACGTTAGCCATATAGCCGACCAGTTCGGTGCCGAAGTAATTGACGAAGTACCACTTTGCGGTAATGGATGCGGCCCGATGATTCTAAAGCAAGGCACAAAGGAAGGTAAGGAATATCGAGGCTGGGTCTGCCCAGTCCCTAAATCTGGCCATCCTGCTAAGTGGATGAAAATCGGAGGAGATGGGCACTGGGTCTTTCAGAAATGATTGATGAAATCCATCCCTTTATGTGT